GGTTAACAGAAAGAATGCACCCTCAACTTGAAAACGATTTAAGAGAGAAAAAACATTCATTGAGTGGTAGTCCAGTATTACCAGAAGGTCATGATAATAGTTTTGAGGAAACTATTATGGGTGAAAGATTCAATGAAGTAGCAAAAAGATACAAAAGAGCTTTTGAATGTGATTCTATTGATAACGGTGATGTTATGCGTAGAATGATGCCATTGGTTTATGAAACTATGGCGTTAGAATCAAAAAGCAAAAAAGAATTGGTTGAATTGGCTATCAAAATGGTTCGTGAAGAATATGATATGAGTGAAGATGTTGTTGAAATAAACGCAGAATTAACCGAGAATATAAATATTGAAGGTACGAAAAAGAATCCTAAACCTATTACTCTTGAAATGGAGTTTGATAATCACCATGCAAAATCAAATGCAAACAAAGAAGTCTACAAAAGAAGATTTCTTAACGCTATGACACAAGGTGCTGCTAAGAAATGCAACCACATGTTCCACATGGCTGATGACGAATTAACAGACATCGAACCACGTTTAGGTAACAAATACGCTAAAATGATGGCTGCGGCTGATTACATGTATTATATCATCCCTCAAATGGAAAACGGTGTAAATGGTGGTGTAGTTAGAGTTGATTTCCCAACCAAAGATAACCCAAAAGCTGTGATTAATGCACAAGCAATGGTTTTCCCAGTTCTTATTCACGAATTGGTAAAAGGTGTTATGGAATTATTGTCGGCACATGGTTTACCACAAGATAAGAAAACTGGTGAGTTTGTTATTAGTCAAGCTGATTTCTTGGCTGCTGAACCATGGGATATGCGTATGGGGCCAGGTCTTTGGTCTAGATTTACAAACGCTATTGAACCAGATGACTTTCATTTGAAACACCATATCTATTCTGAAATGGCAGCTTTGCCAGTTGACGATTTCAATCATAAAATGAGAGAAGTAATGGCTAACACTACTGAAGGTAAAAAGATTATTAAAGATATCGTTAACGAAGTTAATAGTTGTTTACAAGAAGAAGAGTACAATCAAGCTATGGATGAAGCTGGTTATAATGAAGAAAATTCCGTTGGTGATTCCGATAATCAAGGGTTTGATTTTGACGAACTTATGGGTGATACAACATTCGGTAGTTCCGATGGTTATTCCGATGATGATTCAGATGATGATTCAGAAGATAAAAGTGGTTTTGATTTTGATGAATTATTTTAAAAATTAAATACATAAATTATAGATAAAGGCTCCGTTTGGGGCCTTTGTCATTTGTAATAATCGTTTTTACTGGATTTCAGCATATTTATTAGTAAAAAGAATATGCTAACAACACAAGAAATATTTAAAGAATATGCAAGATGTCTTACTCAACCGACATACGCTATTGAAACATATTTGGAAACGTTTGATAAAACTCAAGAGGGTTTTGTCCCATTTAGACTATTCCCTAGACAGAAAGAAATTATTGCCGCATACGAAAAACACCGTTTTAATATTGTAACAAAACCACGTCAAGCTGGTGTATCAACAACAACAGCTGCATATATGTCAATCAAAGTTGGTTTTGCTGATGCTGACAACCCAGAAAACATTCTAATTATTGCCAATAAGCAAGAGTTAGCTTTTGAGTTCTTAGCGAAGATTAAAGATTTCCTAAACCAATTACCTAGATGGGTATGGGGTCATGAATATTATGGTAATCCTAAAAACGAAGGTAAATCAATTTTCCTTACAGATTCTAAGAAAGAGATTAAATTACCTAACGGTAGTCGTGTAAAGGCGGTAGCAACGTCTAAAGATGCCTTGAGGGGTTTTACACCTACATTCCTTATCATGGATGAGGCTGCGTATATTGATAACGGAGCTGAGGTATTCGGTGCTGCACTTACTGCATTAGGTACTGGGGGTAGAGCAACACTTATTTCTACACCAAACGGTATGGATGCATTGTACTATAAAACATATGACCAAGCTAGAAACAAAAAGAACAATTTCAACATTGTTGAAATGAAATGGTATGAAGATTTACGTTACAATAAGGATTTAAGTTGGTTAAAAGATGACCTAGTAGAAAGAGAATATGAATTCACTTTTGCATCTTATACTAAAATGATTGAAGATGGTTGGAAACCTACATCTACATGGTATGAACAGATGTGTATGGGTATGAACAACGATGCCAAAATGATTGCTCAAGAGCTTGATGTATCATTTATTGGTTCTGGGGGTAACGTAATAAACGAAGAATACATTGAGTTCCACGAAAAGAACAATGTAAAAGAACCTAAATATACTGCTGGTTTAGAACAAGAAATATGGGTGTGGGAAGAACCACAAGAAGGACATCAATACATAATGGGTGTCGATGTATCCAGAGGTGATGGAGAGGATTCATCAACTATTGTTATGGTAGATTTCACTACTATGGAACAAGTTATGGAATATCAAGGTAAAATACAACCAGATTTATTGGCCCAAATAGTTGAAGAATACGGTGATTTATACAAAGCATATACGGTAGTTGATGTTACTGGTGGTATGGGTGTTTCTACAGTATTGAAACTTCTTGAATTCGAATACAAACATTTGCATTATGATGATTCAAGTGGTAAAATTCTTTCTGCTAGACAAAGAGAATTAACTTCGTACAATAGACAAAATAAGATACCTGGGTTTCATGCAACTAATGTACGTCTACCGATGATTTCAAACTTAGAATATAAGATTAGAACCAACGGTATCAAGATACGTTCTAGTAGATTAATTTCTGAAATGAAAACATTCATCTACAAAAATGGTAGACCAGACCACATGGAAGGTTATCATGATGATTTACTTATGTCGTTAGGAATGGCGTTATGGGTAATGGAACATTCATTTAAGAACTTAGAAAGACTTGAAAAACAAACAAAGGCAATATTGTCTAGTTGGGCGAGTTCAGCAAATATATCACCAACTATATCAACTATTAACCCAGAAACAAATCAAATTGAAAAGAAAATAAATCCAAATCATAGTGCATATAAAAATGTTCAAGACCCAAGAGGTGAATTTGCGTGGTTATTTGGAAAAACTAAATAATTATTTACAATGGCACTAGGACAAAGAGTATTCTTACAAAAAAGCGTAGGTGGACAATTATATAAATGGTCACCGCAACCTAATGATTTTTCTAAAAAAAAGAAAAACAATAACGCTCCATTTTACTGTGATGCAGTGGCTGGTTCTCAAGGTCAAGATTGGATAACAACATACATGTATAATTTAGAGGTAGTAAATTCACAACAAGCACATTTTGCCTATGTAGAGTGTGATTATATTCAGTAACTATTTAATTTACCAATAAATTCATTATATTTTAACAAAAAAAATTATGGCAGAAAGAAATTTAACTATATTTCAAAAACTAGGACAAGTAATTAGTCCAGACGGTGTGAAACCAAAAAAACAACCATCTACACAACGATACAATATTGGTAGTGGAGAGTTGTTAAAAACAGATAACAAAGCTGAATATGAAACAGCTAAGTTACAAGCACAACAAAACAAATACTTAGGTTCTGTTTGGAAAAAAGTTGAAAACGGTTTGTTCCAACAATCAATCAATTACGAAACAACTCGTATTGGTTCTTATGCCGATTTTGAGGCTATGGAGTTTTACCCAACAATTGCTGCCGCATTGGATGTTATGATGGAGGAATCAACTACTCTAAACGACCAAGGTAAAATGCTTAATATCTATTCTGATAGTAAACGTGTTAAAACAATATTAGAAGATTTATTTTTCAACAGATTAGACTTTCATACTTCTGGACCAATGTGGACTAGAAATACTTGTAAATACGGTGATAACTTTGTTTACTTAAACATTGATGCTGAAAACGGTATCGTTGGTGGTAAACAAATGCCTAACTACGAAATGGAACGTAGAGAGTCTGGATTATTTGACATGATTAGTGGTAGAGAAACACCTAATGAGGAAGTTTCTTCTGGTGATAAAGTAAAATTTTTCTGGAGAGGTCGTGATGTTGAATTCAACTCATGGCAAATTGCTCACTTTAGATTGTTGGGTGATGATAGACGTTTACCTTACGGTACATCTGTTTTAGAGAAGGCTAGACGTATTTGGAAGCAGTTATTGCTATCAGAGGATAGTATGCTTGTTTATCGTGTAACTAGAGCCCCAGAAAGACGTGTATATAAAATATTTGTCGGTAACATTGACGATGCTGATGTTGAACAATACGTAAACGCTATTGCTGATAGATTTAAACGTATGCCTATCGTTGACCCACAAACTGGTCAAATCGATTTACGTTACAATCAATTAGCTAATGACCAAGATTTCTTTATTCCAGTTAGGGATGAAAACGCACCAAACCCTATCGATACTTTGCCAGGTGCATCTAACCTAGACCAAATTGCTGATATTGAATACCTAAGAAGTAACTTGTTTACTGCATTACGTGTTCCAAAACCATTCTTAGGTTTTGATGAAGCGACTGGTGATGGTAAAAACTTAGCAATTCAAGATATTCGTTTTTCTAGAACGATAAATAGAATACAACAATCAATCCTTCAAGAATTAAACAAGATAGCAATTATCCATTTATACCTTTTAGGTTTCGAAGAAGATTTAGATAATTTTACACTAACACTTAATAACCCATCAACACAAGCTGAAATGCTTAAAGTTGAACATTTACAACTTAAAGTTACACTTCTTAAAGATGCTGTATCTGATATTGGAAATGGATTTGGTGTTATGTCATGGACTCGTGCTCATAGAGAGATTATGGGTTGGTCTGATGATGAAATCAAACAAGATTTACTTGAACAACGTATGGAGAAAGCTGCTTCTGCTGAATTGGCTAATACTTCTGCTGTTATTAAACATACTGGTATGTTTGATACTGTTGATAGAATCTACGGTGATTTTGAAGCTGCTTTAGCTGGTGGCGGTGGTACTGAAGGTGGAGACGCTGAAGGTGGTGCTATCGGTGGTGGCGGAGGAGGCGGTGGCTTCGGAGGCGGAGGAATGGGTGGTGAAGACCTAGATTTCGGTGGTGAAGAAGGTGCTGAAGGTGAAGAAGCTGCTGCTGACACAGAAGCTGGTGGAGAAACTGGTGCATTAGAAGCGGCAACAGAAGCTGAACCAGTTGCTGAATCTTTGAAAAAAGTAGAAAAATTATTAACAGAAAGAAAAGAAGTTTTGGCTGGTAAATTAACCCAAAGAACAAACAAATACTCAAATAGATTTGTAGATGCATTGGTAGAAACAATTAAACCAGACTTATCTAAAAAAGTTGAAAACATTAAAATTTACAATCAAAATTTAAAAATAAACAAAGACATCGATGGAATGATTGGTGATATTGATAAAATGTTGGAAGAATGATATTTTTTGTGGTAAAATAAGATATTTATAATTAAAATAGAAAATGGCTAAAATAGATATAACAAAAACTGTTCAAAACTTTGGTAAAATTAAAAACGCTTACAACGAAATATTGGTTGAAAGTGTTATTGCTAAAAACAAGGACAAAAAAGATTTATTCAAATCTTATGTGAAAACAATCAAAGAAAACGAAGCTTTGAAGAATCAATTCTTGGTTTATAATATCATTGAAAATAAAGTAGAAATCAATGAGTCAAAAGCAAAAGCTTTCGTTGATGAATGTATGAATATTATTTCAAAATACAATACAAAAGATATTTTAATTGCTAACAACAAATTAGTTGAAAATATCATGTTTGAAAAAGATTCTGATTATGATAAAAAAGAATTACACGAGAACATCGCTACTTTAATATTCACATCTAAAACACCTAAAAATATTGATACAATTTTAGAAGCTAAAGCATACATTGTTAATTATATTTTAAATAACAAAGAAAAAGAAGTTAGTGAAAGTGTTGCTTTACCAAATAGTCTTGTTTCAACAATTATGGTTGAAAAATACAATCAAAAATATGCTGATTTAGATGAGTCTGAAAAAGAAATTTTAAAAACTCTTATTGATTCAGATGATACAACAAAAAAAGAAGTTTACACAAAAACAGTTAGAGAATGTATTGATTTAATTAATGAGAAGTTGGTAGAATCTAGTTTAGACGCAAAAGACAAATTATTAAAAGTAAAAGATAAGCTATTAAATGATACATTAGAGATAAATGAAGATTACACTAAAAACATCTCTAAACTAGTTGAAT